TCATTCTGCGGAGTACCAAGAAATATAATACGACCTGTGTTAGGTTTAATAATCGCATCAAACTCTTTGACTGTCTCTGACAATCTATCTCGCATAAGCTGTGTCTGGGAGTTATTAGCACTCTCAACGTCATCAGCAATAATAATGTCTGCTCTACTACCTGTTAACTGCCCTGTAATACCCATAGATTTAACTGATGGTGCATGTGAGGCTAACGCAGGTGCTACATCAAACGATACCTTTGAATGTCTTTGATTATCTCTAGGTATTAAGTGTTGTAACAACGGCATTTCAGCAATTAACCTTTGTGTAAAGGTACTGAAGTCATCTGCTCTAGTTTTACTAGCAGATACTACCAAAATATTTTTTTGAGGATTAAGAAGTAATTGATGACAGACAAAAGCAGAGGTAATCCAAGATTTACCTACTCCTCTAAATGCTTCTATTACAAGTCTTTTTTCGTCTGACTGTAAGTAATCTGCAATATCGAATTGTATAGGTGTTGGGTCTGGCAATGTTAAATGCTTCCAACATAAATACAAAAAATTTTTAAAATTCTTTAATCGTTTATCTATCATCAAAAGGTACTTCGTCTAAAATGTTATCTTCTTTTTTAGATAAAGGTTCTTTACTGTATGTTTTACAAACTTCTAAACATACTTTCATTTCTGAAGCTGTTAAATCTTCTCCTGATTTTAATTTCTTATAAGCATGGTTTACCAATAGTTGTGGTAACTCTTTTAAGACTGTTTCTAAATTATTGGGGTCTTCCTTGTCGATTGTATTTTTTGTGGTCTCGTTTTTCATCTTTGTTTAACCTTTTCTTGTGTGTTCGTACTCTTTTCTTTGGTTTTTCTCTAACAACAAAATCTTTAAATTTTCTAGCCATTATTTAAGTATTAATTTTTTAATTGATTTCTCACCCATATAAATTTCTGTTTCTGCTTCAGATTTTATACATTGGTATTCTATGTGAGATTTTGCTTCACGCATGGCAATCCTTTTACCCTTCAAACAGTTTGACATACTTTCTTGTATTCGGTGTTCTTTTATTTCACCATTAACAATCATTAATAATGCAATAACAATTTCAGTCATTAGTGAGTTCCATTACCATTTGCTCTAACTTTATCTTTTAAATGTTCAATATCAGCTAGGGCTTTTTCAAGTTGTGATTTTAAAAATTCTATATTGACTTTATTAGTCATATTCATTTCTTGCGTAGACTGTAATTTTTCTACTGTCTTATAAAGGTCTTCTAATAAAAAATGTTGTTCTTGGTCAGTAGGTACTTGTTCAGATTTTTTAAGTAAATCATTTTCAAATAGTTCTCTTGATGTTTCTAATGATGTAAGTCTTGCTGTAACTTCTGTGTATGCAAATACACCCATTGCTACTGCTATAACTATACCAATCATATTTTTAACTGGCATACTTACTGCTGTATTTTCAGATATTTTCATTTTTTCTTCTTCTTTGGTTTGCAATTAGGGAAGTCAAAAGTGTAGACATCATCTACAATCTTATTTAGTTTTTCAAACACTCTGTCGATAGAACCGAAGAATGCGTAGAAAAACTTGTCAATCACTTTTTCTTTAATTTATTCATAGTAGTTACCCCAAATGAAGCTCCTACGATTGTTAAAATAATGTACCAGAACATAGGGTCAGCATTTCCTAGTATTTGCCACCCACGTTCCATTGTGTCTTGGAAGTATGGCACGAAATGAAATCCCATAAGGCATGTGAAAAATAAACATAACCATTCGTCTTTCCACGAGTGTTCTTGTTGTTTAATTTGTTCTATGGATATTTGTGATGCCGCATCTAGTTCTTTTTCTCTTACAATTTTATCTTTTTGTAATTTATGCTGAATAGCACCAAATGTTTTCTCTGCTATTATTTTAGTAAGAGGATTTTTTAATAATGCAAACCACATCTTACATAGCCCACAGTATTGCTGACCAAATTACAAATAATACAAAAAGTTTTTTATCTGTATTTTGCCAGTAGATTTTAAATTTGTTTAACCAAGTTTTTGGTGTGTAACCATATATTATCATGTTGTCTCCTTTTTGATTTCGTTGCAAAAATATGTGACGTATAATTTTTGTTCGTTTACTTTTTCTTCGTATTTTTCTGTAAATGTAGTAGTTAATTTTACCCCACCATTTACACACTCTGACCAACTGTTGTATTGTGTTTGTACAGTTGCAGTGTTGTTACAAAATCCAGTAATTGCAGAGCAAATACTAAACGCTAGTATAAATTTCATTCAATGATATATTTGTAATTATTTAAAGTTGAAATAACCTAGTATTCCAACAATGATTGTCCCAATAGCAAGAATAACTTTAAGTCCACCCTTACCCATAGAAACATCTTGTCTTAAAGATTTAATTTCTCTTTTCATTTCATCTATGCTTTTAAGAATGTTATTCATTCGTTCAGCACAAAGTTTCTCATGTGATGAAAGTCTAACCCCAGTAGCGACTTCGCTAAACTCTTTTGGTGTTATTTTTTTTCTAGGCATTAGTATTGAAGTGAAACACCTCTAATTCTAGCTTCTTTAGAACCAGAAGATTGATTAGCAAAAGATATTTTATATTTTAATTGTGTTCCTGCTGTTACAGATAAGTCATTTACTTTAGCCATTTTAATTCCAGTAGCAAAGTCTGGTAAAGCTGTCATTGTAGCAGTTGTAAAATTAGAACCATTGTCTGCTGATAATTGTAAAACAATATCTGTGTTTAAAGTGTTAGTTCCTGCATTGTCTTGATATGTAATAATAGCACCCATCTTGTTAGTTGATGAAGTTGTAATTGCATTGGATATAAAGTTTCCAGTTGCATTTGTTGTTAAATTATTTGGATAATGTGGACTAGGTGGTACAGTTATATTTGATGTGCCAGTATATCGTTCAGCATTAGTCCATCTAATACTATCCATATATCCATCAAATGTGTGTCCACTTCCATTTGCTGAACAACCAAATCTTATTGAATTGGCAGGTGTAGCATTTACTAAAGCATGTCTAGTAATTGAACCTATGTAAGTTCCATCTGCCCAGAATTTAACTGTTGAAGAACCCCAAACAAAAACTAAATGTGTCCAAGTATTTAATGGTAAATAATAATTGCTATCCCAAGACTGATATATTTGTGAACCAGTATATTGCATCATTCTTAATCTTCCACTATCTCCGATATTAATTGAAGCATAAGTATCTGAAATTGCCCAAAGAGCATTGTCATCATAAGCAGGATTTGAATTAGAACCATTTCTGTGCGTATGATAAACAAATAATTCTAAAGTATGTAAATTAGATAAGTCTTTGATATTAGGTATTGTTCCAGTAAAATCTGAACTTTTGGTATTTCCAGTTCCTCTACCATTAGGAAAGTATAAACTGTGTGTGCCATACTTTTTTTGTGTCGTTACAAAAGATTGGTCATTTAATGTTAAGGCAGTCGTACTAGCTGAACCACTTTGACCATTTGTTGAGTTTGTGTTGCTATCCTCATATATAAAATGGACATTTGAATAATTACTATCTGTACCACCACTAGCAAGTGTATCTACATATTCACTAGAATTTCTTGTAGTTGTAGTGTGTGAAGCAATTCCAGTATCATCTTGGAATACATCAACATACATTGAGTTAGTATTGTAAGCACTTTTGTTTTCGTTAGATGCTTGTCTAATAGCTAGAGTAGAAATATCATTAACAATTTTATTATCATCAAAAGATGTTGCGTGTTGTGATACTGCACTAGCAGGTATTCTAGCGTCTGCTATAGAACCACTTGTAATTTTACTAGCATCTAAATTAGGTATTTCACTTGCAGTTAATGTTGGTAAATCTGCTACTGTAAAACCACCTGATATTATATTTGCTAAGTCTCTTGCTTTTGTCATAATTATTTATTTTCTCCTATCTCGCTGTACATGGTACGTTGTTAGTTCCTACTAGGGGTGCTTCTGCAAATGCCATGTAGATATGCGGGTCGCCACCACCATTAAACCAACCATCTGCTGTTCTCCATTTAAAACCATTTGATAAAAAATCTACAGCAGGTGCAGAACTTGTATCTTCAACAGCATTACTATTTGCTAATAACATATTTTGGCTTACATTAATTGGAGACCTTGTATTGTCGATTATTCCCCAACCTGTTGAAGCACTATTAGTTCTTTTTTGTAAAATAAATGCAGGTTTAAATCCTGTATAAACAAATGTTCCTTCAGCAACCCCCGTACCAGTATAAGAACCAAACTTGCTATAACCAGTTTTCTCTGCGAAGCAGTAGGCTATGTAATTCTCTGCAAAATTTACACTTTCATGAGTATTAACAGTAAATACACTTGAAGTTGGAGCAACATTAAATCTATTTGAATTAGTTTGTTTAGCTTCAGTTGTATTTAAAGATTGATAAGTTCCTGCACCATTTGAGGCATGATAAACTGCCCAGTCTTCTGCGTTTTGTAATCTTTTAACTATAATCATTTTAGGTGCAACACCTAATCCATGACCAACTGTAGCTTGAGAGCCTGTTCCTGTATATTTTGATATAGAAAATCCTGCTGTAGTATTTACTGATGTATAAGTAGTGTTTATTGAGCCATCAGTATTTGATGAACCTTGACCATTTGCTTTCCAACACCATTGAACTGCTGTTTGACCACTACCATTTCCAGCACCACCAGCACCAGACGCTATTGTAAATCCATCACTATCAAAACTAGAGTAATAACCTGTTGAAGTCCATTCACCACCTGTTTGATTTGATTCCAAACCTTTTGTAATTCCTCTAACAGCATCAAACAAACTATGATGTCCAGTACTGTCTCTACGCTTTCCCCATATCCAATCTGGCTGAAAACCAACTCCTGTAACAGCTTGTGAGTTACCTGTACCAGTAGTAAGTTTAGTATTAAAATGCTCTGAAGATTTATTAATTGTTGTGTATGCCATTATAAGTTTAATCCTTTTGTTGATAAAGCTGTAAAACCAGTTGGTGGTTGATAATTAAAAATAGATTTTCCTTCTGCACCTGCATAACCATTACCAGAATTTGTTGCTACTGCTGTTTGTTGAAAATATCCATTTCCAAAATTAACTTCAAATCTTGGTGTAGCACTTGAACCACCATCACCAAATTGTGCAAATAAAAACCCTGTGTCTCCATTTTCTGGTTTTGTAATTCCTACAACTCCTGTAACAGAAGTAAAATTACTTGGGTCAGCACCATTTTGCCAAACACCATTTTTACTAAAATATAATTTATTTAATCCACCTTGTTCATTATCAAGATTTACAGCTACACCTATAATATCTCCATCTCCAAAAGTAGACCATGTTCCACCAACTGAAGAACTATTATTAAATACTGTTCCGTCCCAACCTTTGTAACCCCAACTATCTGATTTATAACCAACTGGATTACTGTCAGCAGTATAACTAGAACTTAAACCAACTCCAAGTGTTGCATTATTAGGAGATACATTACCACCAATTTTACATTCCCAATAATATTTACCAGATACAGCACCTAAAGTTGAAGTTAAAATACTTCTTGAAGAAGCTGTTCCAAAATAAGCTGTTGTATTTCCTGCAATAAAAGTTGCATCTGTGCTACCTGCTAAAGGATTTAATGTAGCAAAAACATT